ATTAAGTTATGCTGGCATAGGTTTTCAAGCTGCTACATTCAAGGCTGGTACTGGTTTAAAAAATTTAGTGGCTGCTGCTGATAGGGATGCTGTAGTTAATATCCCTGTTGTTGTTACAAGTGCAGGAGATACGGTTGATTTAGGAAACGCTGGGGATGTACCATTTGGCTTTATTGATGTTTACGAAACAGATGGCAATGTAGGTGTTCAATTTAGAGGCTTTAGGGAGGATATCCCTATAGTCGATGCAGGTGTAACCCCCGGCAGAGTATGTTTGCTTGATGGAACTGGTGCTTTAAAAGACACAACAAGCGGCATTGGTGTTAAACAGTCTATGACTAAAAAAGTTACTACAGGTGCTACAGATGCAGGAGACGCTACTGTTACAATCACTGCTGCTGGAAGTATGGCTTTAGCAGAAGGCAAAGCTGTTACCGTAACATTGGCTATAGGTTCTGCTACTGCTACTGCTACTGCAATCGAAACAGCTTTAAAGGCTGACAACGATGTAAAGGCATTTTTTGATGTAACTCGTTCAACAGCGGATGTTATTTTAACTGCTAAAGTTCCTGCTGACGACGATGACACAATGGAAATCGAACTTGCTGCTGGCACAACTGGAGCAGTAATGGGAGACACAACTGATGTTGCTGGTGTTGCAGATAGAAAAATTGGATTACCTATTTTTATCAACACAGACGCAACCGCAAAAACCGCAACTGTATTTTTAGGATAATTGAAAATTAGAAAGGAAGTGAAGAAAGAATGAAAATAAACTTAGAAAATTTAACAACTGACTTATATAACAAGGCACATTCAGAGGAAATGACTTTATCTATGTATTTAGAAAGTCAAGACCCGACTCCTGATGGTGAAAGCCTTGATGCTTTTGAAAGACTTATGAAGGAAGCACAGATAATTACTCAAGCTGTTCCTGAGAAGAATATATTTTCTTCAAAGGTAGAAACTTTTTATAGAACTAATGAAAACAAGGTATTGTTCCCTGAATATATTGCAAGAACTCTTGTAAAAGCTATGACAGAATTTCCGCTTTTCAAATATCTTGTAGCTACAAGAACTCCTATAGATAGTAATGTCTATAAAGCATCTTACCTTGATTGGGACGACCCGAAGAATAAAAAGGCTGTTGAAATGAGAAGGGTAACTGAGGCTGCTGATTTGCCGGTTGCAAGGTTGAAACTTGGCGAAACTGCTATAAACATCTATAAATATGGTCGTGCTGTTGAGGCTTCCTATGAGGCTTTACGCAGAATGTCTATTGAGTTATTCAAAAGACACATTAACAGAATAGGTGTTATGGCCGCAAGTAACAAAGTATCTGAAATACTACATGTCGCAATAAACGGTGATGGTAATAACAATGTTGCCCCTGTATTAAAGACAAGCGAACTTGACTCTACCGCTACTACTGCAATTACAAGAACTGCATGGATAAAATTCCTTTTGAAATTCTATCCTTATGGTTGTGATACTGTTGTAGCGAATGAAGATGGCTTACTTCAAATATTAGAAGTGCTTTATCCTAAGTTTGAAGTTGCCTCCAGGATGGACGAGTTACTTGCAAAGGGCTTGAACGTAAAAACTAATTTGCCTCAAGGTTTGATAGCGAATACGACCTTACTGTATCATCCCGATTTGGCTAAAGTTGATGGTAAGGATGCTGTCCTTGGTATTACAAGGGATAGCTGTATTGAGGAAATCTTTGAACTTGGCTCAAGCATAAGCGAAGCAGATAAATTCATTAAAAATCAAACACAGTTATTGACTGTATCTGAGAATAGTGGATTTAGGAAGATTTTCGCTAATAGTGCAAGGGTATTAAAGGTTCAATAATTATAGTCTTATCGGTGCCATACTTTAGCGGTGTGGCACTCATTAAGCCTATAGTGGTTTAATACTTCAAAAAGGCGGTGTTATTATGGCTAATTTAATACTAATGGAGAATGGTTATTGCGACAGGGTGAGGGCTTTGCTTGGTGTTGAAGAACCATATTTAAAAGATGCTGTAATTAATTCTCCTGACTTTATAACAATGTCTGAATTAAATTTAGTTAAGTTGGTGCCTGATTATAATGATTTAGAATGTATCGACAAAACAATGTTTGAAAGTGCAGTTATTTATGATTTGGCTGCAAGATTGTGTCCGAGCATGAAAAACCGACTTCCGAAGAAATCGGCGGGCGTTCATTATCAAAGTGAATTGTCTACTGATTGGGATAAACTTAGAGAAATGCTTTTGTTTGAAAGGGACAACTGCTTACAAAATATAAGCGGTTACGAAGAAAAGGCAAAGTTTAGATTTGGCTTAACCTTTAAATAATGTTTTGGGTGGTGGTTATATGAGCTATGCAGGTGCTTTTTTAAAAACGCAAGGTACTGATATATCAATACAAAGGGCTACCCCTGTTCCTTCAAAAGTATCAATGAAGCGTTCAACTAATTCAACATCTTATCTTGGTGCAAGGGAAGCGTATTACAGTGGTTTAGTGCTTGCTGACAGCGATTTAAAAGCTGGGGAAGTGTTTAGTATTGGAAGTGATAAATATCTTGTCCAAACGGCTTTAAAGTCCTTTGGCGATATGGAAATTGAGTTTATGGCGGCTAAGACAAATGCGATAGTTGATATTAAAAGACATACTGAAACGGTAGACCAATACGGAAACTTTACACAGGAATGGAAGGATATTGGAACTAATGTTGATTGTTTTGGCGAAATAGTTACTTATCAAACAAGGCAGGTTGACCCGGGAATATTGGAAGGCACGAGATATATTTTCCAAATATCAAAGAATGTTGGTGTTATTTTAAGAGATAGAATTGTCTACAATAGCAAGAATTATGATGTTATAAGTGTGGATGATACTATGGAAGTTTTTAGATTGCAGTTAGGCGTTGATACAAGGGAGGATTAGAGGTGATAGCAATGCTTAAATTTTATTATCCTGCTTGTTTTGAGGCTTTGAAAAAAGAAATAAAACTTGCAATTATCAGACTTCAAAGAATATTTCTCGAAGAAGCCAAAAGCGGAATGAGAACTCCCGAGGGTGCCGAAAGCTTGGAATTAGGCGAAATAGAAGAATTGGCGAATTACTACAGTGCAAAGATAATCGGCGGTGCTTATGCTGCTATGGATAACTATGGTACAGGCTCTTTAATGGCAGATACAGACGAAAATCCGGCTTTAAAAGAATATATGGAAAGTGGCTTATGGAACCCTGTAAGGGAGGATAAGGCGATTGTAGGTAGACCCGAAGGGCAATATACAAATATCTTTGGTGAAATTCAATATTCAAGTGGCAGAAAAGAAGGAGAATTGTTAGAAGAGAAATACCCTCCAAGTCCTCCTTCTTATGCTATAGAAACAGCCTTAAGGTGGATGGTTACAGACGGTACATTAGACAACGAAATTCAAAATATTATAAGAAACTTTGACTTTTCAAAGTATTTTGCATAGGGGGTGGTGATATTTGTTTTAATCCGGAAGCAGATAAAAACATAATTTGGCAGACAATAAGGAATGACAGATTAGTATTAGAACACATGGGGCTTACAGGCAAAACGCCTGTAGAAATTGCAAGTCAAATAATCAAGCGTTCACAATGGGATGACTTACAGACCAACCAAAAGCGGATATGTATCTACTTTAGACCTTCAAGGACGACAAGAAATGAAATAATAACCAATGAGATACTTCAAGTTGATTGTCATGTACCGGCGAAACAAGACTATATAGCAGATAGGATTATAAGCAGGATAGCAAAACTGCTTAATAATAAAAATGTAAACGGTGTTTACTTAAAGTTTAACGGGCAATTAGGAGAACTCCCTACAATGCCCGCTTTTTATTGTGCAGGAATAAGGTTTGTGTATTCTAATCCAATGGTATAAAACGATTTTTTAAAAAAGAAAGGAATGATTTTAATTGAAAAATGCTATTAAAGTGAACTCTGGAAGAATTAAATTAACAAAGTATGACCCTATAACTGGTGCTTTATCGACAGACCCAAAAGACATAAGAGTATGTACTGAAACCGTACAAGAAATACAGAAAAGGAAGGCAGTGGAAACTTACGAATTGCCAGATGGTAATAGTGATTATCCTATGGGTATTTATGAAAAAGGTGTTAAGTATGATGTAAGTGTTATCTTGTCTGATATGTCTAATGCAACACTGGCTTTTCTGAATAATGTTGATTTAGACACTGGTTCCGGCACTATGAAGGAAATTGCGAATATTTCAGTACCGGTAGTTGCTCCTTATGAGGTTGCTTTGCTCGGCAATGTATTTGGTATTCCTAATGTTATTGACATGAATAACTTTAAATGGGGGCATGTATCTACTGACCCTAAAATAAATGAATTCAAAGTAACAGCAGGGACACTTGGAACTAAACAAGCAATGTCAAAGACAGTAACCGCAGCTGCAACTGTGGCAGGTGAAGTAAAAGTAACAATCAAAGCCGCTGGTTCTCCGGCATTGGCAGAAGGTAAAGAAATTATTGTTGACGTAACAGCCTCCGATGTAAACACAAATGCTTTGGAAATTAGAACTGCACTTCAGTCAGATCGTGACGTAGCATTTTACTTTGATATAAGCGGGGTAGATGCAGAAATTAAATTGACAAGGAAGGTTATAGCAGCAAGCGAAGTAGAAATATTCACATTCGCACTTGTTGACGCTGAAACTATTGCTTTGGGCGAAACTACTGCTACCGCTGGTGTTGCAACTATTCCTGCTAAGATAGTATTTAATGCTGCAAATGCAGGTATGCCAATAATAGCTGAATATGACTTCAATGTTGATGCTATTGAAAACTACAAAGAGAAAAAGACCGCTTTACTTCCTGTAGTGTTGGTTGAAATTGTCCACGAAACACTTTCAAGCGATAAAACAAAGAAATATAGAAACAATACTATTTTGAAGAAGATGCAATATACTGGAAGTTTTGATGAAACTTTAAAAAGAGAGCATTCTCCCGAAACTCTTGCTTTTACCGCTGTTCGACCAGATGGTGTTGACGTAGCTGAAAATAAAAAAGTTGAAATAGCTGCAATTGTGACTCCGTAAGACAATTTAAGCAATAAAAAATTTATAGTTAGGCGGGTGAAAACAAATGGCAGATAAAGAAAAAGCCTCACTATCCACAATGACGGGTAGCGGGGTTTATTATACTACGGCTGATGGTGTGAAATACAATGTTAGAGGCTTAAAAATCAAATGGCAAGAGGAATATGAGGAAGATAAGATTTTTGTGACTGGCGAAGAAGATAAACCAGCAGGATTTGGACAATATTGGAATATATCAGTCAAGGAAACAAGGGAATTAGTTTTCAAATGGTTTAACCGTTTGGTGTTTAATCAATCAACCGGAAAACCAATGAGCAAAGAAGAATTCCTTGAATTGGAATATGACGATATAGGGGCAATTCTCCTAAGGATAATGAGAATGTCGGACTGATGATAGCTTCCCTTGATGAAAAAGGGGAAGCGAAAGAAGCCGATTGGGGGTTTATATGCAGAAGGCTTTACTATCACACGAGTAATTCAAGAAGCGATTTTCTAAACATGACTATGCCGGAATTGTTTGAAATACTCGACGGAGAAGGATTTGCCGAAGAATTATCTTTAAAACTTGTTGGAAAGACAGGCTTATTCGGTGACACAGTTAGCAATGCTCAAACAAGCGAAGGCGAAACAACAGCAGAAGATGTTGACGCTTTCTTTAATTTTTAGCCGAAAAAGGAGGGTTTTATACCCTCTTTTCTTATGGAGATAACCTCCCATAACTGATGATGGCGGGTTTAAGGAGTTGATTTTTATGGACGATAAAGACCAAGTAAAGTTTATTAGTAGTCTTGATTTTGATATATCTAAAGTAGATACAACAATGGAAAAACTCAACTCTATCTTTGAAAAGAATATGAGTTCTTTAGAAAAAAGGGTCAGAGATTCCACGGACAATATAAGCAAAAT